ACCGTCCAAACTCGTTTGAAGCTACGTTGGGCCAGTCCTTGATGGACAAACGTTCCATCAACTTCCGATTCTTCTTTTGTGCCTTGCACATATAACTTTCCAAACTCCGTGAAGACTTGTAACTCATCTTTCTTAAACCCTGCAAGTGCAATCTCCAGTGTTGACTCATGATTATTTAATTGTATTAAATTATATGGTGGATAATTTGATGTTTGTGATGGTTCATTAAAGAACCTGTCTAGGTAATCATCCATACCTATACCATTTTGTTTGATAATCTTCATAAGTTCTGGAAGATTAGCAGAATGGTATTGTGCTAAATTAGTCATTGTTCTCCTTTAGAAGCGAGTGTTAATTTTGTACCCTTACGGCGTACACTACTAATTATAATGGATGACTACTAAATGGGAGCTCGGTTTCCATCCCAAGCAGTATTTTTTAAGTCTACAGGGATGGGAACACCGAACCTTACATGTTCGGGATAATACTCTGGTGTTGCTCTAAGAAAGCAATTAACAGAATATCTTGTACCAGATTGTATCTCATCAACAGCATGTACCCAGAAATAATCTGCAGGCCATATCATTGCATCACCTCTGTTTAACTTAACCTTATGCTTACCATTCCAAAATGAAAAATCTCCACCAGTGTATTCTTCATTTAAATTTATAGTACAACTCCCATATATGTAAGGAGCATGATCTGTATGTGGATGTATCCACGCACCCGTATCATATTTCATAATACGATAAGTGTGTGGAAAGAGAAGAGATGTTCTCCTCATACAATGAAATGCTTTAAACGTATCAAGATAATCATGGTATTCACATACCATTGTTTCAACAGACTTATGAATTAAATCAAATACATCTGTTCCTAAACGTGCATGTTTTACCTTATAGGTTGACCACGTATCAACACCGTTAATAGATTCGGGACAATGCTCTTGATTTGCTTCATCAGGAATATCATTATATTCCTCAATGATTTCATCACATTGTTCTTCAGATAAAAATCCTCTTTTAATATACAGTAAATCAGTTAAGTTAACCATAGTCTTAAAAATAATTAAAATTGATAACCATTCTTCTTTTTTTATCAGTACAAGTTGTACTAGAATGTTTAAGTTTTGGTGAGAATATTGCAATACGATTTTCTACACTGTCAACCTTTCTGTTATCCTCAAACCTAGTATATCCATTATTAGTATTCAAATATAAAATTGCAACCTTATAAGTGTCTACATCAGGATTACAATTGAACGGTCTATCTTGATGTAAATCTCTTTCAATTATATTTTCAGTTGCCATTTGCATATTTGCTTTACATCTTAAAAGAGATTTTACATCCAATTTTTCAAGAATAGGAACTATCGATTCAAAGTATTCACTCCTACTTAAATGAAAATCATAAAAGGTATGAACAAATTGATAGTTATTAAAGTTATCACAATGATTTAATGGATTATAACTTGTACAGTTATGAAAATACCAAGGAAAATCTACACCATCAGAAGTATCACTTTCATGATATTCTCCCATTTCAGAATTTTTTAAAAATAATCTTTTTAATTTATTAAACTCATAATCATCTAAAAAGTTATCAATAACTTCAATATTCATTATACGCTAATAATCAAATTCATCCAATACATCTAATGCGTTATTAAGTGCCCTTTGTGCTGCCCATCTTTCTCTACTATCCCATTCAGGATACCAAACCTTATCATCAATACCTTTTTTGATACCCATGAGTCGGGCTTTCATATCAATTTTTTTAAGTCGTCCGTTCATATACTCTCTATACCTCGAATCGGGCCAAGGGCAACTTGCATAGCGTCGTGGAAATATCATAACATTATTTAGATGATAATGGGAAATATCTAGTAGTTCCCTTTAGATATGTGTTAAATGCCAAACTTATTCGTTCATCATCAACACTATTTGGTGGTACTCCATGCATCTGATTACTACTAAAAATTACACCCATACCTTCTCTTACTGAATGAGAATACATACTTCTTGTAACTGAAGTAGCATCTCCAGATAAAGGTGCTTCAGGAACTATAGAAAAATTATACTTATTAAAAGAAGACTTAAACATAATAGGAGGGGAATCTTTAGTTGTTCTGATATAAAAAGTTCCACTTAAAAAACTATTGGTATGATGATGTTCTGGATTCTCATTTCCTTGAAATTGATGATTAGTCCAAGAACTGGTTATTTCTACATCATGATCTGACAATAAAATCTCACGATTATATCTTCTCAAAGATTCTAAAAGAAATTCATTTAAATCATGCAACTCTGGTTCTTTTAAAACATTAACACTATCAGACATCCAATGCCTTCTTCCAGTATCAACTATTTTAAGATGAGTACAATATTCTTTAAATGAAGTTATGTCACCAGGATACTCAACCTCCATTAAAGGTGGTTCAGTAAACATATATGTAAACTTCATTACTCTTCTACTTTCTTTTTCTTACTACCTATATTATATTTCGTTTCTAATATCCAGTCACTTTTATCTCTATATGCTAATACTTTAATCTGATTTAAAGGTGCAATATCTTGTATCTTAGTTGCATCTACAATACCAACCAATCCCCAATCAGCAAGAAGCTGAGCAATACGATTCCGACGCTGAACGTCATTAGAAGTAAGATTAGCGTGTTTCCCGTCAAGTGCAAAAAGTTCTTTAAAGTGGACAAGGAAATACCTCCCCTGCTTATGCAGTATATGACATGATTGATATATCTTCTTTTCCTTTCTTGATGCTACACCAATTCTTGTTAAAGTCTCACGGACTTTTAAAAAATCAT